ATAGGCATTACCGTATATGACTTTGAGTTCATCGATGTCTTTCGCTGTGTTGATTGCTTTAATCCAAGTATCTGCTTGATCTGTTAGGTCTACTGGATCTTCATCAGGAACGTCTTCTCCAGCATAGATATACAAGCCAATTCCATGTAACGCAATAGCTTTAGCTAAACAGCGCTGCATAGCTGTATTAACATCCATTGCGTTAGGATTCTGAATAGCTTTGTTTTGGTGGTTCAAAACAGGAAGCTGCGCTGTCATAGTTTTACCAAAAGCGGTAACGGAACAAAAGACCATTAGCGTTTCAGCAAAGTAGACAGGATCTTTATAATCCCATGTAGCGCTAGGATCGAGCTGTAGGAGCTGATCTACTGCCCAAGCCCAACTTAGGTATGTAAATTTTCCTTTGCGGTCTGTATGCTCGTTTACGTTGATTTTGCGTAGTTCTAAAAATTTACTCATCACTTACTCCTTAATATGGGATTTTTGCTTCGGAAATCATGTCGATTTGATCTGTAATTAGTTTATCGATCAAACCATCTAACATTGATACTGCGTGACCTTTAATGGTGTTTTCACCTTCCATAAAGGATTTGAGAATGATTAAAGAGGAAATTAAAGCCTCATCTTTATTAAATCTATTCCAAATAGCATCTTCTTTGTAATCAATTGCTGGTTTTGTAGGTTTTGTAGGCATCACTTACTCCTTAATCGTTGATTTCAAATTCAGCTACTTCTAGAGCAAAACGCTCCATGTAATCACAAGACATTGCTATTAGTTTTCTACCTAAAGCCTCGTAATCTCCTGAGTCAATAACAGCTTGAATAGCTTTGTCATCGTCAGTTCCAAGCTCAGAAAGCATTTCAGCAATTGCGCTGGTAGTGCGATAGTCAAATTTGCCTCCGACTTTAAGCATTTGCCAAGCGCTTTCCTCAATTTCATCTGAACGATCATCGTAGTCTTCAGGTTCGTAGTAGGCATCGTGTCTAGACATCATGATTAAAATCCTCCGTAAACAAACATAGCTGCAAACAAAATACCCAAAAGAATTACGCCTAACCAATCAATAATTTTTTTCATTATTTGCCACTCCATTTTTTAACAAATTTAGTAAGTTTGGCGTATTCACCTTTAGGTAATACAAAACTGATGTATTCGTTTTCACCTTCATCTTCAAGGTCAATTTCGTGTTGCGCTCTAAAAACTAAATGATCAATAGTTCCGTCAAGATCATCGTCATTGACTGTTTTAAGTTTGTTAAATTCTGCTAACGCTTTTTCGTACATACAATTTCCTTTCGTTTAATTGAACTGCTAAGTAACACTATACAGATTTTCACAGATTTACACAAGTATTTTAGGCTTTGATGTTTTTACGCAACAAAGCCTCAATTTATTAAATTTCTACGATTTGAACGTCAGCATAAAAAGGAACTGCATTTAAAGTTGATTTATGTTTTTGATGTTTTAGGCAAAAGTTTCTTGCAGCAGAAGCAACTTTTTGAGCTAAAGCCAAACTACCACTCCAGCCTTCAACCGAATATTGTTCATAATTACCAGCTTCAATTGCTGCTTTTACTTTAACAACTTCAGCAGCACGATATTGAGCTTGGTGCGCTTCCATTCCAATTGCTAAGATTGCTTGACCTTTTGCAACATCTTTAGCGATGTCTTCAGGTTTTTCCCAAGAATACACTTGAGCTTTGCCTTCTGCATGATCAACCATATATTGAGCATTAATGTCTTTTTCTAAATTAGCACGTTGCAAAGCATATTCAGCGCTTCTTTTTACTAAAACAACGTGTGTGTATTTACGAGCTGTAGTGCGTGTAAATTCTTGACCGTTAAAGCTAACTGTTAATTTTGTTTTCATCTTAATTTCCTATCTTCACTTGGTTAACAAAAGGTGCTGCAATAAGTAACACTATACATGATTTTTACTTTGCAAACATTTTTTCTACAATTTGTTGCTTTTTTGCATTATTTGCACAAATGTTTCTACATCGTGTATAGTGCAATGAGTTTAACAAAAAAAGGATGTATATGAACCCAATGGATCTACTCAAAATCGAGTTTAGAACGCTGGAAACACTAGCTACTAAGCTCGGAATACCAGCTAATACCGTTTATCAATGGCATAAAAGCAACATTCCATTCAAATGGATTAAAGATATAGAGGAGTTGTCAGAGTACCGTTTAAATCGTGAAATGCTCAGACCTGACCTATTCAAAAAGGACTGAAATGAACTTTTATCCGTTTCATATCGGAGATTACATAAGTCACACCAATCATCTTACGGATGAGGAAGATTTGACTTATAGAAGAATGATCGATATTTACTATCTTACTGAAATGCCTTTTTATGACATTCCTATGCTTTGCAGAAGAGTCAAATCAGAAATTTCTATTGTAGAAAACTTATTACATGAGTTTTTTGTTTTAGAAAATGATAATTGTTGGCATAGTAAAAGAGCTGATATTGAAATTGCTAAATATCAATATTTGAAAGAATCAGGCAAAAAAGGAGCTGAAAAACGCTGGTCTAATAGAGAGGAAAAGGATACCCAAAGCGATACCAATAGCCTCCCCAATGCCAACCCATTAGCAACCAAGACCATTACCAAGACCAATACCATTAATAAATCTATTACGCCTATCGGCTTTGATTTATTTTGGAATTCTTATAACAAAAAAGTTGGTAAGCCAAATTCAATTAAGCAATGGGAAAAGATTAAGCCTTCAGAGGAATTGCTTAAAGTAATCGTTTCTAAGGCTTTGGCAGATGCATCAGCTAAACCTGATCCAAAGTTCCGTAAAGATCCTGAGCGCTGGTTAAAAGGTCAGCATTGGCTTGATGAGTTGGTAGTTAAGCAAGAGTCTGCTGAAAGCAAAGAATTGCCTCTAGGAAATGATTCTCAGATTGAGGCTGCATACAGAGCTGAATGCGGAGATCCAGCGAAATCTAGGTTTAATTCGTACTACGAGATGAGAAATTACATTGTTGCTCAACGTGAAAAAAAGAAAGTTGCCTAATGTTTTTTAGATACTACATTTATGACGAAATTGGTGAGTTGATGCGTAAAACTCGTTCCTTGCATGAAGCTAAAGAAATTTGCGCCATTAGAAATGGTTGGAGCTATGTCAAAGTCAAAGTTCAAAAGCCTAAGCTGGTATTCGAGGATGCTCCATTTTGAAGACCTTGATTATCGAAAGCTGCGAAAAACGTGAGATCAAATCCAATTTCACTATGGTTCACGTTAAAAATGCAGTCATTTTGCGTGATAAATTAGCTTGCGACATGATCAGTCATATGGAGCATATTCCAAGCGTAATCAACAATTCCTACGATGCGATTATTTGCGTATATGCCTCTCCGTATATGAAATACAACGCTTACATGGAAATTCTTGATAAAAATCCTGATGCAAAAGTTTTTTGGCTTATGAACGATCATGACGTGGAAGGCAATATCTTGTTGCGTAAATGGATCGAAAAGTACCAAAAACAGCATCATATGATTTGCAATAATCCAAGAGAAGGATACAGAGGATGGATCTTACGCAGGAATATTGCTGAAAAGACCATGAATGATTGGATTGACGAATGGCATACAGTCAACCTAAATACGCTTATTTTTGATGAACAGACGTTTGAAGATACTCTTGATAATTGGAATCGTGATGAGATTCTTTATTACGGTACTTTTCGCAAACATCGCATTAAAGACATGAAAGACTATAACGGAGCTGGTTATCGCCTCAGCTCTAACCGTAGAAATCACTTGAAATATCAAGATGCTGGTATTGAAGCCAAATTTATTGAAAAATTGATTTGGGATGAGTCTAAAGTCGATATGTTTGAACCAGTAGGAATGCGCCTCAAAGACTTTAAATTATCGATTTATTTTGAGGATGAGCATACTCATGAAAACTACGCTTTTATGGCAAATCGTTTTTATGAATGCGTTATGAACAATACTTTGCAAGTCTATGACCATAGATGCCAAGCAACCATTGATCGTAGCGGTTACAACATTCATCCTATGCAAATTGTCAAAAATGGCAAAGAGCTGCAAGTCTTATATAAGACTTTACAAGAAAACAATATTTTATATTTGGAGCTGCTGTCAATTCAGCAATCTAACGTACCAATCATTTTGAAAGAAAAGAAAGAAGTCATTGAAACAATTAGAGGAGCTTTGGGTGGATGAGAAAACTCATCGTCATCGCTGCGCTGTAAGGCAGCTCATTTATTGGAGGAGAACTTTGGGTTTAAGACAGTTTCGAGAATTAATGCATAAATATAAATTTGATTGGCAGTTGGTAAGAGATTTTGAAGAGCAATGGACTAGAGGCAATAGAGCTGATGAAAAAGGAGAATGGAAATGAATAATGAACCAGTAGCGTGGATTAAAAAGAAAGAAATTGGTTATATGGAAGTAACCAAAAGGTGCGGAGCAAAAGATTATGCAACCAATTTAGGACTTGTTCCTGAAGATGACGATATTCCACTCTATACCCATCCAGCAAAAACGCTAACAGACCGTATAACGGAT